ATTGAAACAGTGGTTATCCTCGACCCTGCGAAAACTGTCAAGATTCATTCTGCGGAATCAGCTATAGTCGGTATCGGGATTGATCTAAATAGCGCAAAGGTCTATATTCGAGATGTAATATCTGCTAAAATGTACCCTGACGAGATCTACGATGCTATGTTTGGAATGGCTATTCGTCTCGGTGCAAAGGTCATAGGAATTGAGGAGACCTCTCTAAATGAATTCATCAAGCAACCGATTAAGAATGAAATGTTCCGTAGGGGTTCATTCTTTGAACTTATTTGGCTCTCCGCAAGAGGTGGAACTAAAAAGGAGCTCCGCATCAAAGAACTTGTCCCTTACTACCGAGGTGGCTACATTTACCACAACGCATCCTGTGCAACTATCAAAAAACTCGAGCAGCAACTGCTCATGTTTCCTCGATCAGCCCTCTGGGACTTAATGGATGCTGAGGCCTACCTTGTCGAAATGCTAGAACTTGGAGAGCGTTACTTTTCACCTAAAGAAGACCCTAACGATGTTGAAGCAGAATATAAGGAACTTGAATACGATAAACCGATGGATAACTGGCGCTATGTTTAGTTCATTTAATTTTTAATCGAACTAGGAGACTTAAATGGCCGCTTTTGTAAAAATAGATAAATTCGTCTTAAATCTTGGAAATGGAGTTTTTAACCTAGCCACCAATCAGTTAAAGGTAGCTCTAACCACTGTAGTACCTGTTATGGCTACAGCTAACCAACTCTCTGATCTGACTGAGGTTGTCTACACAAACCTCTCAGCTCGTGAGGTAACTACCACCAGTTTCACTCAGACTGCTGGTACAGCAAAGTTAATCTGTGTTGACTTGGTCCTAACCGCAACTGGTGCTGTGGCAAACTTTCGTTACGTAGTCCTTTATAGTGACACAGCTTCAAACGATGAGCTAATCGGTTACTGGGACTACGGAGTTGGTGGTGTAACTCTTGCCAATGGCGAGACATTTACAATAGACTTTGACGGATCAGCTGGTGTTCTGACAATTGCGTAGGTGACTAATGTGCTGGCGCAGACACGGACCTGAGCATCACTACCGCAGACTAAACGGCACTGGGTTGGAATGCCGCCGTTGCCATCTGCTTCGGGTACGTCATTACCGGCATCCCGAGTATCCGGTCAAGTCTCAGCCAAAGTTTGTCCTGCGTGTGGAGGAGTATAGGCAGATGCTACAACGCTTGGGGTGGTCGAACTTGACCGTTGCCACACTTGCTGAGATGAGCCGATCAGGTCTAAACGACTACTCTCGCGGCGGTCGTGGCGGGAAGCGACAAGCCATCCATGCGACCCGCGAGCGAGCGGCGAAGATAGCGCAGACATTGAGGTGTAACTTTAGTCAACTTTGGAGTGAAGTATGATTAACTACACACAACTCAAAACCGAACTCAACACCGATCCAAACGCCTACGGCTACGCGCCGCTGATCGCTATTGGAAACGATCAGGGACTCGCCGATATGCTGAACTTGGCCCGTGCCGTAATCGTGATGCCTCGCCCCGATGTGAGTCCGCTGGAAATTCTCGAAGCGATCAAGGTCACGGACTTCATTGCATCTACGAACCAGTCAATCCTCTACGGCTCGTGGTTCGAGTCCGTGACGCAGTATCCGTCCGTGCGCATCCTGAAGACGGACGGCAGCGACACTCGCCTGATGACGAACATGATGACGCTGCTCGTCAATGGCAGTCAGAGTGAAGTGCGGCTTCGCGCCCTCGCGTCAAGGCCGGGATCGAGGGCAGAGCAACTGTTCGGCGTCGGAACGTCAGTCTCAAACGCAGACATTGCACAGGCATTGAGGGCGACTCCGTAATGTTCAAAGTCGCAATCGCAACCTCATTCATGGATCGTCCGTGTCCTGAGTACACGGTCTCGATGGTGGAACTTGTCCTCTACTTTGCGCAGACGCAGATATATGAGGGATGCAAAGGGCAAGGATTCCACTATCTCACGCCCGAGAAGTCCTGCGTCCTGTCTGCAAACCGAGAGCGTCATGCAGAAGCATTCCTGCAAACAGACTGCACTCACTTGTGCTTCATCGACGCTGATATGGCTTTTGAACACAGTATCCTTCACGTTCTTGCATCACGCAAGGTTCCATATGTGGCAGCAAACTACTCGATGAAGAAAAGAGAGAACGCGGAGTTTACAGCCCTCACGCTCGACACTAAGACTCGCGTATGGAGCGGTGAGGGGACAACGGGAATCGAGGAGTGCAACTTCACTGGATTCGGATTCGCCCTGATCGACCGCAAGGTGATCGAAGCGATCCCGCGTCCTCGTTTTCTGATTGGCTATAACATGAAGTCGGATCAGTACACCACCGAAGATGCTCCATTCTGCCACAAGGTACGCGAAGCAGGATTCCCCATCTACGTCGATCACGATGCGACAAAACTCTGCTGGCACATGGGAAGTTACGCATATCGGTGGGAAGATGTACCCAAACCGGAGGTGAAAATTGGCTAACGAAATCGAGTGGACTTATCTTTCAAGTATCGCGCTGGAAACCTCTGGCGGAACAATAGCGAACGCTGGATTCGATAGTGGTGATGGTCTGTCAATTACCAACAGTGGTCACGGCGACTGGCCGTTGTGCGATCTGGAGTTCTACTGCCCAGGATTCGGTTCCGCACTCGCAGGTTGGCAGGTGATCAACGTCTACCGCAGGGCGATGGACATGGTGGGTGGATCGAATGATGCGGTGGTTCCAGTCGCAGCGTACAAGCAATTATACGTCGGTTCATTTTCCATGCAGCAATCATGCGCGACAAGCAGTTCAGGATTCCATCACTTGGCGAATGTTCCGTTGACTAACGCCTGTATGTTCTATATAGAGAACACCACTGGGCAGACACTCAACTCGGCGTGGTCTCTGACTTGCCGTCCGAAATCCTACATCCCAGGAGCATAACGTGCCTTACGGAGTATTGCCAGTAGACACGACTCGCAAGCCGCTCTCGTGCGAACGAGTGAAAGCGAATCGGGAACATCCGCTGAATAAGGGATTGGTTGCTGAATGGCTATTTAATGAATATGCCGGTGGAGCTGCGCGGAGTATTGATAATAGGTATGCCGCCGTGCTTGGTGGTACAGCGACCTTGCGGTATTCGGAAGCAAACATGGGGCCGGTTCTGAATCTCGCTTCTACTGACGGCTATGCTGAAGAAACTGTATCATTGGTAAAAGAATACCCGTTCACTATGGGTGTATGGTGTAGATTAGCTGATACTGGAACCATACAGGTCTTATTTCAGGTTGGGCGGTCGGACGCAAGCAATGTCTATTATCGAATAGCAACAAACGCCCTTGGAAGGCCAACATTAACTGCAAGGAATACTTCAAGCAAAGTACTCACTGCAAATAAGGTTATTGATACTGACGGTGCGTGGCATCAGGTCGTAGGAGTGTTTATTCACGAGACTGATAGAGTGCTTTATGTCGATGGTGTTGTGGACGGTGGGGCGGATCTCGCCTCCGTAACCTACAATACGCTGGTTGATCGATATAGCATTGGAAGAAATGGCGGATCAGCTCCAGATAGCTATGTGACGGGTTCAATAGGATCGGCCATGTTCTATGCAAGAGCATTGTTGGCGCACGAAGTGGCGCAGCTTTATTCCTATCCCTACGGCACCCCCAACAACCCGAGGCTAATATAGATGAACCTGAGCGGGACTAGACTGCCGTTTTGGTGGACTGGCACAAAAACCTACACGATGTCAGCATCTGTAGGTTCGTTCACTCTATCAGGTCAAGCTGTAACCTTCAAACGTACCCTTAAGTTCCCTGCTGCTACAGGTACCTTCACTTTATCCGGTCAGTCTGCCAACCTCCTTTGGAAGCATAAAGTATCTGCATCCACCGGTGCCTTTATATTATCTGGTCAGTCTACTAACTTACTCTGGAAACATAAACTAACTGCTGCAACAGGTTCATTTACACTATCAGGGATTAGCACAAACCTCCTTTGGAAACATAAGTTAGTATCCAGTGTAGGAACCTTTACCTTAACAGGAATAGCTGCTGCTCTTAAGAAAGGTTACAAGACCGCTGCAGGAACTGGTGCATTTGTACTTGACGGTCAATCAACTAACTTACTTTGGAAGCACAAACTGGGTGCATCAGTTGGAGCTTTCACTCTCTCTGGCCAGTCCATCAATCTAAAACGAGGACTTAAGTTCCCTGTCTCTACCGGAGTATTTACTCTCTTGGGTGAGCCTGTTACTTTCATCTACTCACCTGTTGGAGCGTATATTCTCATGGCTGGTAAGGGTACGTTTACCTTATCAGGTATAGCAGCTGGATTACGAGCACAGAGGAAACTATCTCTTTCAACTGGTACCTTTACCTTAACAGGAAAGCCAGCTACACTCTTCCGTGGGTACAAGATATCCGCTGCCAAGGGAACGTTTAATCTCACTGGCTGGCCTGTAACATTAACTCACACTGTAGCTGGCGGCTATACCCTCTCAGTCGGCAAAGGTACTTTTACTCTAACTGGTAATGCTGCAACTTTCCATATACCAGGTAAGATCATTGCTGGCACTGGGGTCTTTAACCTTCAAGGCCATCCAGTAGGTCTTGAATACTCAGGACGGCCTATCTGTGTTAAATATCTCGATTCACTTATCACTGATCCTTTATTTGCAGAATCTGATATTACCGATTTATTATTAGCAGATTCACTTATAACAGAGGAGATCACCTTAGATGGAGACCTTTGTAGGTGATACTATCCGTATAGTACTTGACACTAAGATAAATATCTTAAGCTATGGTACTCTACAAATTCGCTATCGTAAGCCTAACGGCAACACAGGTGGATGGGTTTCATCTGTGTATCCTGGAACTACTGGGTCTATGTACTACACAACATCACTAACCGACCTAGACATACCTGGAACTTGGGCTGTCCAGGCGTATGTGGAAGGTGGTGGAACTCGACTGCATGGACTTTGGGATGAGTTTACTGTATTTAAGTCTTTGCTAGGCAATTATGTGTTAATAGCTGAACCAGGAAATTTTGTGTAGTTCGGCCAAAATTTAATCGGACTAATTAACTATGTCTCCATATATCGTTCGCGGTGAACCATCTTCCTGGAAAGAGGATATTTATAGTAAGGATAACTACGACTATAAATATCCTGAAGGTCTAGATCTAAAGCCAGGAACAGACTTTCACATCATGCTCCGCAATCGTATCTGGCAGCGGGCCAACGAAGCTCGTCATGAGATATCTAAACGCTTCGACTCTTGGCGGGAAATAGACCGTACACTAACCGCTTACATACCACTTAAGGATAAAGAAGAGGCGTTACAGAAAAAGGATAGCTCTAGACCAGTCTCTATCGTATTCCCTTATTCCTACTCCATGCTTGAGGCTCTTCTCACTTACTTGTCCGCAGCATTCTTCCAAGATCCTATGTTTCAATATGAGGGAGTTGAAGACGATGATACAGTCGGCGCTATGCTCATGGAGTTGGTCATTCGTCTCCACTGTATCAAGAACAAAGTTCCACTCAACATTCACACTGTACTCAGAGATTGTCTGGGTTATGGAGTAGGAATTGCTATCCCTTGGTGGTCTCAACTTTATGGCAAGAAACCTGTTAAGAATACCTCAATGATAGAGTCTCCACTTGGATCACAGACTACTAACAGCGTCAGTATGATTGACTCCTTACTCTTTGAGGGTAATGCACTAAGCAATATCGACCCTTATATGTGGCTTCCTGATCCATCTGTAGCCTCTAGCGATATTCAGAAAGGTGAGTTCATTGGCTGGATAGATCGTACTAATTACATGAATCTACTGAGTCAAGAAACTCAGGGTAACTCAGACCTCTTCAATGTCAAATACCTTCGTGTGAAGAAAGACCTTCGTTCTCAGTTCGCTCTCGACCAAAGTGATCGACTTGTTCGCTATGGTGGCTCATCTGACCTTCAAAGGTCAATGACAAATTCTGTCACTCCCGTTGACGTAATCAAGATGTATGTAACTCTCATTCCAAAGGAGTGGAAGCTATCTGAGAGTGAAAACCCTGAAAAGTGGTACTTTGAACTTGCTTCAGATGATATCATCATCTGTGCAATGAAAGCTGACCACAATCACGGGATGTATCCAGTCTCTGTAGCCTCCCCAGAATACGATGGATACTCAATTACACCGATTGGTAGGATGGAAGTTCTGTATGGACTTCAACACACACTTGATTTTCTTTTCAACTCACATATTAGTAATGTTAGGAAAGCAGTTAACGATATGCTGGTTGTTGATCCCTACCTCGTTAATATCGAAGACCTCAGAGATCCCCAGCCAGGAAAACTTATCCGCTTACGTAGACCAGCTTGGGGTAGAGGTGTTGATAAGGTTGTCCAACAACTAGGAATCAGCGACATAACTCGTGCGAATATACAAGATTCAGCATACATAACTCAGTGGATGGATCGTATCTCAGGTGCAGATCAATCAATGCAGGGTGCTCTACGCATGAGTGGTCCTGAGCGTCTAACCTCGAGTGAGTTTCAAGGGACTCGAGGAAGTGCAATTAGTCGCTTACAGCGTATTGCTATGATCATAGGTATGCAATTCATGCAGGATATTGGCACTATGTTTGCTGTCCATACTCAGCAATATATGAGCCAAGAGACCTACGTTAATGTTGTAGGGAGACACGCTGAGCAACTTAAAAAGACCTTTGCTCGAGACAAGATGCCTGTCTCACCCTACGACCTAGCCGTTAATTATGATCTAATCGTAAGGGATGGTTCCATCCCAGGTGGTAACTTCTCTCAATCCTGGATGGAGTTATTCAAAGTCATAGGTACCACTCCTGAACTAATGCAGCAATTCGATGTAACTCGTATCTTCATGTATATAGCCCAGCAACTCGGCGCTAAGAATGTCGAAGATTTTCGTCGTAACCTTAATCAAATCCAAGGTCAAACAATGCCTGATCAGCAAGTTGCACAGCAAGTACAAGCTGGCAACCTTGTTCCTATTGGAGCTTAGTAATGGAAGAAGTAAGAGTTAATGCTACAAAAGATCAAATAAACGAACTGAAGGAATCAGTCCTTTGGCTCGATATAGTTAATGAGCTCATTATGTGGAAACAAGGTTTTAATGACGAGATGATGACAATTGTAGATGATTCTCGTGACCTTAATTCATCAACAGCTGCAGTCCTACTTCATATGGGCGACCTTAATGGAAGACAGAAAGCTGTCGATTATCTGCTCTCATTACCAGATGTTTTTCTACAAATCCTAGAAGATAAAAAACAGCCAACCGATAAGGAGCCCGAAAATGACAGTTAAAGATGAAATTGATTCAATGCTTGTTTCATTAAGTGATGCACCTAGTGAACCTAAAGTAGAACCTGAGCCTGAAGTTAAAGTGGAGGAGAAACAAAATGACACCGATACCACCGGATCTGATGCACGTCAATCTAAAGGCATACTCGATGAGGGAAAGGGAGAAGATAAGGATAGCGTTCAGGAAGTATCTGAAGACGGGGGAGATACCCCACTGGGTAAACAATCTGATACAGAACACCTAGAACCTAAACCTGAGGTCCCTGATGAAAAGGATAAAACAATCGCTGACCTCAGAGCAAAGCTTGCTGAAAGGGAGGTTCCTAGAGAACTAGTAAAAGTGGAACCTCCTAAAACTCCTGAAGATCAAGACTTCCTTGGTGAGGTAGACCTTGATGAGCTCACACGTGATCCTAAGGAATTTAATAAGGTCCTTAATAAGATATATCAAAAGGCTGTGGTGGACACTCGTTCGTCAGTCGTAGAAACTCTGCCTGAGATTGTCAAGGCAAACATTCAAATTATGAACGAACTTAAGGCAACTAGCGAAAAATTCTACGAGGAAAACAAGGACCTTAAACCATTTAAGAAGGTTGTAGGTGTAGTTTTTAATGAACTTGCCTCTGCCAATCCTGATAGAAACTATGATGATCTAATCAAAGAGGTAGCACCTGAAGTCCGTAAACGTCTAGATCTTAAGAAAGAAGTAAAAGAAGAGAAAAAGGAAAAAGTTGAACCACCCAGACTTCCCCAAAAAGGTGGAAGAACTGGAAAGTCAGACAAACCAACTCTCGAACCTCTTCAGGCAGAGCTTGAAGAAATGTCTAAAATTTTAGGGAGGTAACTCAGTATGGGACTTGAACAGAACAATGAACAGCACTATAGGGAAGTGCCTGACAAGTTTGTCGATCCTGTAGCTGATTATCAGATGGAAACAAAGGACTACGTGCTACGTCCGACGACTGATGGAGAGATAACCATTACTCTGCCTCCAGTGGCAGAGGCAAAGGGTCGTATCTACACGATTATCTGTCGTGGGTCTGGTACAGTCAATATCCAGGATAAGGATGATTCAGAATGTTGGGGTGGAGATATTGAGCTCACTGCTAAATGCGAAGCTGCTCTACTCTACAGTGATGGTCTTACTTGGCTTGCCTGGTCGACCTTTGCTAGTCCATCTACTAACAGGGGATAACCTTTAACACTTTTTCTTGTGAGGTAAACAACTATGTTTCTCGGTATGAGAGGTAATGGGGACTGGGTTGCTGACCAGAGACCCCTTAATTGGAGACAGCAGATCCTTTATTTATATCCTAACGGAATGGCTCCGCTTACTGCAATCTTATCCATGCTTGGATCTGAGTCTGTAGATGATCCGCAGTTTCACTGGTGGACTCAGGAACAGACTGCAGTTAGTGGAGCTGTTGCAGGTGTCTATACACTTCCTGATCTCTCTGTTCCCTATGCAGGCGGTGGAGCGGAGGGAGATACAGTCTATGTATCTATCACCGCTGCTCTTGGCAATCGCATTCGAGAGGGGCATCAGATTCTTCTTCGAGACGCTTCTGATTACTCTGTCGATGTGAATGGTAAGGTGACTGGTGTAACTCGTGGAGCTATTACAGTTCTTGCTGTGAGACTCCTTGAGGATGATGATAACTCCGTTGTCACTCCTCCCAATGATCTTCAGACCTGTGATAATTTCAAGATCATTGGTAACATCAATCCTGAGGGTGGTGAGATGCCGGATGCCATCGCTCTCAATCCATCGAAGGTCTATAACTACACTCAGATCTTCCGCACACCTCTTTCGATCACTCGTACTGCTCGGAAGACTCGTCTTCGTACTGGTGACCAGTATCAGAAGGCCAAGTCCGAAGCCCTCGAGATGCACTCGTGGGAAATGGAACTTGCTTTCCTCTGGGGAATCCGTACTGAGAACATCGGTGACAACGGAAAGCCTGAGCGAACCACTATGGGTGTGATCAACTTTATTCGTCAGTTTGCAGCTGCAAACTGTGACGACTATACGTTGAATCCTAACTTCCAGGGTCAAGACTGGGAGCAGGGTGGTGAAGAGTGGTTCAAGGCCATGCTTGAGCAAATTTTCCGTTTTGGTGCGGAAGAGAAGCTCTGTCTCTGCGGATCAGGTTTCTTGCTTGGTATAGATGCTTTGGCTACTTATGAAGGTCATATCAATCTGTCTCCTGCTCAGAAGACCTATGGTATGCAGATTCGTTCATGGCTGACTCCATTCGGAGTTATTCATCTTAAAACTCATCCCCTTTTCAGTTACGATGCAACTACTCGTAACATGGGGATTATTCTTGAACCCAAAGAAATGACCTACAAGTACATCGACGACACGGCTTTCTACGGTGAGACTTCAGCAAAGACTCATCCCGAAGGCTATGGAAATCGGCGACTTGATGGGACGAATGAGGAATACCTCACTGAGTGCGGTCTCGAATTTGGACTGCCACAGAAGTGTGCGGTCCTCAACGGAGTTGGTCTGGACAACGAACTTACTCCGTAATAAGTCAGACCAACAGGACTGGGGAGGATGGCTCCTTTCCTCCCCAGTTCGATTAAAATTTGATCGGACTGATTATGAACCTACTTCAAATTCGCACTAAGTTTCGTGACCTATCAGGTCGTTACGACTTGGTTAATGATGACTTCAGTGACAATGGTGCTGACTTCTTCATTAACGAAGGGAGTAAGTGGCTAGATCGGACTATTGAGACCCAGAAGTCCTGGGCCTCTTTCATGTCAATACTTGCTGCCGGAGCTTGGTATGTACAGTTTCCCAATGCTCGTGCGATTAAAGAAGTATGGGCTACCACATCTGAAGGAAAGATTCAGTTGGAGAAGAAACGACTGCAGGACCTAATGGCTGCTTTCTTCACAGAGGTTCCTGCAAACTGGACTAATGGAACTCCTGAATATTACAGTCCTACATTATCTAGATACATTCCTGAAGACGTAACCCCAGCGACCTTAGCAACCTTTGCATCATTTGTAGGGATCATACCTTCAGCAAATCACGACTATAATGCAATTATACTTTCAACACCAGTTGATCAAGATACATTGGTCGAGATTATGGGGTTGTTCTATTCTATCTTACTAACAGCAGATGATGATGAGAACTACTGGTCCACAGTTCATCCATTGCTATTGATCCAAGCTGCAATTCGTCAGACTCATATTGTGAGTGGGAACAAGCCCTTGTTAGAGATTCTTAATAAAGGAATAGCTGATGACCTAGGATTAATTGACAAGGACTTGACAGAACAAATGATAGCTGAAATTGACGAGATGGAAGGATGAAGATAAATTATAAGACCAGAC